TACGATGTACAAAGAACAGTCGGCAAGGCAGAGGAAAACGAGAAGGCATACCGATCAGACATCAGAGCAAAGAACTGGATCGGCAATGCAGTCGCAGAACAGCTCGACCTCGACACAGAAAAGCCAGGGGACAAAGCCAAGGCAAAGGCAATAGTCAAGAAGTGGATCAGCACAGGCAACCTCAAAGTCGCAGAGATAAGAGACAGCCGAAGCGGAAGAGATGTGCCGTGCGTAGTGGTCGGTGAATGGATCAATTGGGAGGAAGTTTGATGCGCTTTCCACACTTCCACAGTTGTTTTTCTGAACTGTGGATGAACTGTGGAACTGTGGAAGAAAAGGCCACAGATAGTTCCACCACAGTAGTTGTATGTATTAGACATACTACTGTGGTGGAATGTGGATTAGATGGAACTGTGGTGATTTAACTGTGGAGATGATGATGAACACGCAGAAGCCCAAGAGGCCAAGGCGCCAAAAGAAGGCAGACAGAATATTCAACCCGCAAGCCCATAAGGATAAAATCATGTGTGACTATGCAATCGCCCCAATGGATCGGCTGGCAATACAGATGGACACAAAGTGGGGCATCGACATGCTGCCAGAATTGGTAAGCGTCGAAACAGCGCAGAAGTATGGATCTGCAATGGCAAAGATGAACAAGGCTATCGAAGAAAACAATCCAGAAGAATGTAAGGTCAGGGCAGAGGTTGTTGTGAGAGGCCTCAAGGCAATGGATGCAGAGGCAGAAAGACTAGGCGCACAGAGAGCATCAACAGACATCTGGGAGATGGAACTAGATGGCGAGATGTTTGGCATTATGAAAGACGGAAGGTCGTGGCAAAAGATCAAAGAGCAACGGCCAGACTTAGAGCTGCTAACGCTCAGAGAGGTGGCACTCGCATACCGAAACTTCCGAGACCACAAAGCAGGAGAGTTCGAGAAGGCAGTCAAAGAATCATTCCCAGCCGCAGAGGTGATTGACATCCGAGCAAGGACGAAAGTGTTTGATGATGACATTCCATTCTGATAGAAAGTAATTGCCCGTTGAGCTGCTTCCACCTGTTTCCACAGCTCAACACTCAACAACTGGCCCAGCAATTGCGCTGGGCCTTTTTTGTGCTATGATCTAAAAAACAGATGAGGTGATGAAATGGCAAAGAAGCCAGTGAAGATCAACGCAGACTTGATGCACAAGATCGCTGACCGCCTGGCAGTAGGCGAAACACTCAAAGACATACTCAAGACAGCAGGCATGCCAACCTATCAAGGCGTCATGCAAGCCGTGCTGCGTGATGATGATCTGTATGAGGTCTATCGAAGAGGCAGGGTCATGCAATCAGAATACTTCACTGACCACATCAACAGCTTGGCAGTCTCGCCACTTCCTGCGTTCGAGGACAACAGGCTGGCTAACGCAGAAGTGCAGCGGCGTAGGTTAGAGATCGACACGTTGAAGTGGACGCTAGCACGGAACATGCCTTGGGGTGTTAGGGACAAGAAGGAAGACCAGCCACAAGCCCAGACGTTCACAATCAGTTGGGCTGGTGGGGATGTCGAGGTCAATACCACTGAGGTTGTGCCTGACCAAAAGGAAGAGAGAGTAACAAAGCATTGATGTTAGATCTTGTGTATACAACACATCCTGTCGTTGACAGCTACGCGCGTGAGGCCGGCATGCTGAGACACCTCGGCGCCAGGCCGGCGAGGCAGGGTAGGCACAACATCTTGTGGTTTGCGTTTAATGCATGGCAGCCGCGCAGAAATTCTAAAGCAGCAACAATGGCTTGCGATCTATTTAACATAATAGTTCTTATGACACTACGGTTTAGTCATGCGTTTTGCGCAAACCGGCCCCCCCACCCCCCGCTAAACCGCGCGCCCTTATACCTCTATATTACACCGGAGCTAGAGACACTTTGACTTACACTCTGTCGCCTTCGCAGCATGCCATTCTGGGCCACCTAGAGGCCTTGCGGGATACGGTTGTAACTGGCCGCAGCGTTTCAGAGCAGATTGAGTCGGCCATATTGCTCATTGATTTGTACGAGGCTATCCTTGAGAGTAACGGCATATTGATATTCAAAGATCAGAAGAGGGTTACGGAGCATTGACGCACATTGAGATTCCTTATGAGCCGAGGGAGTTGCAGCTAAGGTTGCACAATGAGATGTCTCAAAAGCGTTGGGGCGTTGTTGTTTGCCACCGCCGCTTTGGCAAGACGGTTTGGGCGATCAACCATGTTTTACGCGATGCCTTGATGTCTGGGAAAGAGAACCCCCGGTATGCCTATATGGCGCCCACCTATCGTCAGGCGAAGAATGTTGCCTGGGATTATATAAAACAGTTTGCCGGCAAGATTCCGAATGTTCGGTTTCACGAGACTGAATTGCGTTGTGATTTGCCTAACGGTGCTAGGATTAGTTTGTTGGGCGCTGAGAATCCAGACAGCTTGCGGGGTATTTACCTTGATGGTTGTGTTATGGATGAGGTTGCTGACATGCCTGAGAATGTTTTTCCCGAGGTGTTGAGGCCGGCGCTATCTGATCGCAAGGGTTGGTGTGTGTTTGTTGGGACGCCGAAGGGTCACAATGCTTTTTTTGATAAGTATGAGGAGGCTGCTTCTAATCCTGATTGGCTAGCTGCGGTTTACAAAGCGAGTGAAACTGGTTTGCTGGACGATGAGGAATTGGACGCTGCCAAGTCTATGATGACGCATGACCAGTATCAGCAAGAATTTGAGTGTTCTTGGAATGCAAATGTGCCTGGTGCGGTTTATGGTAAGGAGATGGAGGTTGCTCAGTTGGATGGGCGGATTTCCAATGTTCCTTATGACCCGAGTGTTCGTGTTGACACTTGGTGGGACTTGGGCGTTGGCGACAGCACGGCGATATGGTTTACGCAATCGGTTGGCCGTGCTATACATGTGATAGACTTTTACGAGGCCCGTGGTGAGGGTTTGCCTCATTACTGCAAGATTTTAACGTCTAAGAACTATTTGTATGGCGACCACAATGCGCCGCACGACATTGAGGTTCGGGAGTTGGGATCTGGGAAGAGCCGGCGAGAGGTTGCTTGGGACTTGGGCTTGAATTTTAGAGTTGTTCCTAAGCTTCCGATTGAGGATGGCATACATGCGGCTCAGATGTTGATTCCGCGTTTGTGGTTTGACAGGGAGAAGTGCGGACATGGTTTGGAGTGTTTGCGGCAGTATCACCGGGCGTATAATGAGCGCACTAGGAGCTTTAGGTCTTCGCCTGTCCATGATTGGTCTAGCCATGCGGCGGATGCTTTTAGGTATTTGGCTGTTGGTTTGCGAGAGAGCAGGGATCGCATGGCGGTTTCTCAGAAAATGGCGGTGATGGATTATGATCCATTTGCGGCGTGATGTATCGACTTATAGGCTGGCGGATCGTAATGATTTTGCTGTTTTGTTTGATATGTGCAAGATCTTTCATCAAGAAACTGATTTAAGCGATATTCCTTTTGACGATTCTGTTTTTGCTGCTCATTTGTCTTGGCTTTATAGCAGTGACGATTGTTTTTTGGGTGTTGCGGAGCGAGGCGGCAAGGTAGTTGGTTTTATATCTGGCTGGTTATATAACTTGTATTTTTCAAAAACATTGTCAGCCCAGACAAATCTGTGGTATGTCTTGCCTGAGTGCCGTGGTGGCATGTCTGGTTTGAGGTTGTTAAAGATGTTTGAAATCTGGGCATCTGGCAAAGAGGCTAAATTTTTAGTCGGCGGTACTTCATCTGGAATTGCCATGTCTAGGTCTAACAAGTTGATCGAACGGTTTGGTTATGAGCCTGTTGGCTCTGAGTATAGAAAGGTTTTGTGATGTCAGGTTGTTTTAGCAGTGCGCCTAAAGATCCAACTGGCGGCGGAAATGGCGCGCCAAAAGGTTCTACTATGAATCAACCGGCAAATTCCGTTTTGACTACTTTAAAAATGGATCTAGGTTTAGAGCCTAAAAACGATGTGTATGAACGAGATCTCCCCGAGCGCGGTCGTAGGTCCAGAGAGATAGCTGAAAGAAACATGGCAAACATGCTGAAAGACAAGAACGATGTTACATCGGGGCCTGTTGTTTCAGCACCAGCACCATCTCCTGCTTCTGCGCCTGTTTCGTCGGCTCCTAGTTCTGATGCTGTTGAGGCTGCTGGCGATGCAGCGTTTGGGGATACTGACTTTTCCACTTCTGTTGGCGGCGCAGAAGACGATGCCTTGGAGGTTGCCAATCAAGGAAGTCAATCGACCATTCTTACGTCACCCAGCGGTTTGCTTGCGAGTGATGAAGCTGACCCGAAAAAACGCCGCCGCCGGTCATTGATTGGATAGCATTATGCTTATTAAAAAAAAGAAACTTAGCAACATTGCAGGTATTATGGGTGGCAGTGCCGCCCAGCCTGCTGCGTTGCTAGGTCAGTCTACTGTTGATCCTTTGGAACGTGCGCAACAAAAGATGGCGGGCCGGACGCAGGGCGGTTCGGTTAGCGGTATTAAAGACAGTAAGACGCGACCTAAGCGAACATTGATGACAAATTATGGGATAAAATAATGGCAGAAGTAAACCCTTTAGTTGCCCGTTTAGACAAGCGATACAAGACTTTACAAAGCCAGCGATCCAATTGGGAGTCCCACTGGCAAGAGCTTGCTGATTTTATGTTGCCTCGCAAGGCTGACATTACAAAAAAGCGCACACAGGGAGATAAGCGTACTGAAAGAATTTTTGACGGCACGGCCATTCACGCTGTTGAGTTGTTGGCGTCTTCTTTGCACGGCATGCTGACCTCTCCTAGTACGCCTTGGTTTGCAATGCGTTACCGTGACGCCGGCTTGCAGCGTGACGATGCTGCGAATGAGTGGTTAGAGATATGCATGGATCAAATGTACCAGCATTTTAATCGGTCTAACTTTCAGCAAGAGATCCATGAGCTGTATTATGATTTGGTTGTTTTTGGCACGGGGTCTTTTTACGTTGAGTCTGAGGAAGATGGGCTTCGATTTGCGTGTCGCCACATTGCCGAGGTTTGTATAAGTGAAGATCCTAGTGGCAGGGTTGACACTGTTTATCGCAAGTTCAAGCTGACGGCTCGGGCGATTGCTATGCAGTTCCCAGGCGTTAAGATGCCGCGTCAGGTGGAAAAAGATTTAAAAGATGATCCTTACAAGGAGCATGAGGTTGTCCACGTTGTTTTCCCTCGCGCAGAGGCGTCTGGCAAGTTAGCTAAGAACAAGCCTGTTGCGTCTGTTTATTACTTGGCTGACAATAGGGAATTGCTTTCAGAGGGTGGATTTGACGAGTTTCCGTTTATGTGTCCGCGTTTTGTAAAAGACAGCGTTTCGACTTATGGCCGATCACCGGCAATGACTGCGTTGCCTGATGTTAAGATGTTAAACAAGATGTCTGAAACAACAATCAAGGCGGCTCAAAAGCAAATTGATCCACCTTTGATGGTTCCTGATGACGGTTTTATGATGCCTGTCCGCACAACACCAGGTTCTCTAAACTTCTACCGCTCTGGTACACGGGATCGCCTGGAGCCTTTAAACATTGGGGCAAACAATCCTTTAGGTTTAAATATGGAAGAGCAGCGCCGAGACGCAATCCGGCAGGCGTTTTATGTGGATCAGTTGTTGTTAGGACAAGGCGCGAATATGACGGCCACTGAGGTTTTGCAAAGAAACGAAGAAAAAATGCGGTTGCTTGGCCCTGTCTTAGGGCGGTTGCAAGCTGAGTTGCTACAGCCTTTGATCGACCGTTCTTTTGCATTACTTCTTAGGGCTGGCTTGCTTCCAGAGCCACCTGAAGAACTTCAAGGCCAAAGCATTGATATTGAATACGTTTCTCCACTTGCTAAAGCTCAGAAGCTTACAGACCTGCAAGCAATGCTGCGCGGGTTTGAGATTTTGCTACAAGTTAGCGAGGTTGCGCCTGTTACGGATTACTTGGACGGCGACAAGATGGTTCAGTATTTGGTTGAGACTGCGGGTCTGCCTGCTCGTGTTATCAGGGGTTCTGATGAGGTTGAGCAGGTTCGTCGAGAGCAGGCCGAGCAAGCTCGTGTGCAAGAGGGCATGCAGCGTGAAATGATGGCAGCAGAGGCTGCTGGAAATGTTGCTCCATTGGTTAAGGCTGCGGGGGCTGTTGAGCAATGAAGCAGATTGAAGATTTAAAGTTAGCTTACCGGCGCACGTTTAACAATGATGACGGTGCAATAGTTATGGCGGATCTCAAAACTCGTTTTGGTTATGAGACAACCACGTTTTCGGACAATCCTTATGAAACTGCATTCAATGAAGGTCAGCGCGCAGCGGTGCTGCTGATTGTCCGTATGCTGACCGAAGAAAAGGAAAAACAATGAGCGAAGAGGCAATCCAAGATACTGGATCTCAAGAAGTCGCAGGAGGAGCAGAAGCTGCTCCAGTAGGTTTTTTGGACAGTTTGCCAGAAGATTTGCGAGGTGAGCCGTCATTGCGGACGTTTACAGACCCAACGAGTCTGGCAAAAAGTTATGTTAATGCCCAGCGTCTGATCGGCGCCGACAAAGTTGCCAAGCCTGGCAAGAGCTGGACGGATGACCAGTACAATGAGTCTTACAATTCTGTTGGCCGGCCAGATAATGCTGATGCGTATGAGATGAATTTAGGCGATGGCATGGACGAGGCCGCTGTTTCGGGCCTCAAGCAGGCTATGTGGGAAGCGGGGTTACAACCTCGGCAGGTAGATCGACTTGCTAAGTTTATTGTAGATTCAGGAGAAGGCTCCAAGGCAGAGGCTCAGAAGCGAGCTGAAAGCGCCGTGTATGAGTCCGAGCAAGCTTTGCGGCAAGAGTTTGGACAGGCGTATGAACAGCGCATAGGAATGGCTCAGACCGCCGCTAGGACGCTGTTGGGCGAAAAGGGCATGGACATGTTTGAGGATGTGCAGCTTTCGGATGGACGAATGCTTGGAGACCATCCAGAAATCATAAAAATGTTTTCTGCCTTGGCAGATCAGATCGGAGAGGATAACCTGGTCGGTGAACCGACTGAGTTGATAATGACGCCAGAAGAGGCGCAGCGTCAACTGAAAGAGGTTATGCGGCAAGACGGGCCGTATTTGGATGCGCAGCATCCAGAACATGATGCGTATGTTGCGGAAGCGCAGCGACTATTTTCGCTCATGTCATAGTGGATAACCTTTAGGCCCACGACATCAAGCTTGTGAGTCAAGCGGATTAGCTGCCCCAAGCAGTAGCACGGCCCCTTTAGGGACAACCACGCGCAGCAATTGTAACTGTAACGAAGCTAGGAGATGACGAAATGTCTACTCAAATTACTACAGCTTTTGTCAATCAGTTTTCTGCAAACATCCAGATGCTGTCACAGCAGATGGGTTCTCTGCTGCGTAATGCGGTAGATGTGGAAAGCGTGAATGGCGAAAAAGCTTTCTTTGACCAAGTGGGATCAGCAGCCGCTGTCCTGCGCACCTCGCGTCATGCGGACACACCGATTGTGGATACACCACATTCACGCCGTATGGTTACTATGTCTGACTATGAATATGCCGACCTGATCGACGATCAGGACAAAGTGCGGTTGCTCGTTGATCCGACTTCCACTTACAGCCGTGCTGCTGCCGCAGCTATGGGTCGCGCAATGGATGACGTTATCATCACAGCAGCTCTCGGCAACGCCTCAACAGGCAAAGACGGTTCAACTACTACAGCACTACCATCGGCCCAAAAGATCGCACATGGATCTGCTGGTTTGACTATTGCTAAGTTGGTTGAAGCTAAAGAGATCCTTGACAGTGGCAACGTAGATCCTTCTATCGCGCGCAACATTCTTGTTTCTCCAAAACAGGTTTCTGATCTGTTGAACAACACAACTGTAACTTCCAGCGATTACAACACTGTCAAAGCTTTGGCGATGGGTGAGATCAACACGTTTGTTGGTTTTAACTTTATTGTTTCAAACCGCTTAGGCACAGATAGTAACTCTGACCGCCAAGTGATTGCGTTTGCATCTGACGGCATCAAGTGCGCTATTGGTAAAGAGCCAGCAGCACGGATTGATGAGCGCGCAGATAAATCCTACGCAACTCAGGTCTATTATTGTCAGTCTGTCGGTGCGACACGGATGGAAGAATCCAAAGTTGTCGAAATCGCGTGTAGCGAATAAGGAGACTGATTAATGGCTACTGTATATTCAGCACAACGTACTAATTCACGCGCAACACCAGCCGTGATGAACAAAGCAAATGAGCTTGGCGGTCGTATCCGCGTAGCTCATGGCACATACGAAGCATCTTCTTTGGCGTCTGGTGACGTTATTGAGATGTTTGTCCTACCAGACGGAGCGCGCTTACTTGAAGGCTCGCTTGCACACGATGCTCTTGGTGGCTCAACTACATTGTCAGTGGGGTATGCCGCGCATACAAATTCTGCTGGCACTGCTGTTTCTGCCGCTGCTGCTGCTTATAAAGCTGCTGCTGCATCTACCGGCGCACAGAAGGTGGATATCTTGGCGACACTTGCTTTAGGCTCCGGCACAGTTACAGACACCAACGAAGATGGTGTGACTGTTACTGCAACAATGGGCGGTGCTGCTGGCACTGGAACCATTGAGGTGACTATCAAGTATGTGGTAGACTAATGAGAGTGGGGCGGTTAGCCGCCCCCTCTTTTCACATGGAGAGAGCTGATGACCAGTACGGTTGATATTGCAAACTACGCGCTGAACAGCTTGGGTGCGAACAACATTTCAAGTTTTGAAGAAAACAGCAAACCGGCGCGCTTAATCAATCAAAGGTTTGACAGTGTGCGCGATAGTGTGTTTCGAGCGCATCCTTGGAACTGCCTTTTGCGTAGAGCGGAGCTTGCAAAAGAAAGCGAATCACCTGCTTTTGGTTATGCAAATCAGTTTAACTTGCCAACAAATCCATACTGTTTAAGAGTTTTAGAATTTAGCAATGGAAGCTTGTCTTACCCGCAAGATAATATGTTCAACAACACGGGTGGCCCTGCGTTTGTTATTGAGGGGCGCAAGCTACTTTCTGACGAAGGCATTGCCAAAATTAAGTATGTTGCTCGGGTTACAGACCCGCAAGAGTATGACGCAAACCTGGTTGACACTTTGGCAGCGGCCATAGCGTTTGAAGTTAGCTACGCTATCACTGGCTCCAACACTGTTAAGCAAATGATGGCGGCAGAATACTCTGACAAGCTAAAACAAGCCGCATTTGTTGACGGCACTGAGGGCGCGCCACAACGCATAGAGGCAAGTGAATTTATTGAGTCGAGGTTCTAATGGCGCGATCAGCCCCAGCGATTAGCACATTTACAGCCGGCGAAATTTCTCCGCGCCTTGAGGGGCGCGTTACGATTGAGAAGTATCGCGAGGGCTTGTCTAATCTGACTAATATGATTGTGCAGCCTCACGGCGGCGTTACGCGGCGCCCAGGTACAGAATACTTAGGTGAGGTAAAAGACAGCTCAGACGTTACTCGCCTAATTCCTTTTGAGTTCAAAACGTCAGATACATACGCGCTAGAGTTTGGCGATCAGTACATGCGTGTTTTCCGCAATGGTTTGCAAGTTCTTACTGACAGCGAAAAAAATGTTTCAGGAATTACAAAAGCTAATCCTGGCGTTTTTACAAGTAGTTCTCATGGTCTTACCAATGGAGATGAGGTTTACTTGTACAACACAGGCGGTGGTATGACCGAGCTAGTTGCTCGAAACTATCTTATTGCAAACTCTACCGCTAACACGTTTACGCTAACCGACTTGTTTGGCAATGCCATTAATACTACAGGTTTTACAACTTACACTGGTTCCGGCGTTAGTGTTGACAAGCTTTTTGAGGTTGCAACGCCTTATACCTCTGCGCAAATAAACGATGTGCGATTTGCACAATCTGCGGACGTTATGTACTTAGTGCATCCTAGTCACGCCGTCCGCACGTTATCCCGTACCGACCACAATGCTTGGACATTTGCCACGCCGGTAATTAATGAAAACGACACGCCCACACTGACAAGCTCTGACAATTACCCTAGTGTTGTCACGTTCTTTGAGCAGCGCCTTGTGTTCGCGGCAACCAACAACAATCCTCAGACGTTGTGGTTTTCTAAAAGTGCTGACTATTTAAATTTTCACACTGGCACTTCTGACAATGATGCTCTGATCTACACCATTGCTTCGAACAAAGTTAACGCAATCCGCTACCTGTCCGCCACGCGCATTTTGAACATTGGCACATCTGGTGGCGAATATGTCTTAACGACAACTAATGGTGGGCCGGTAACTCCAACACAGACAGTGATACGCAAGTATTCTAACTATGGCTGTATTGACAGCGAGGTTGTCCAAGTTGCTGACGTTACACTTTTTGCCCAGCGTGGCGCGCGCAAGGTGCGCGAGTTCCGTTATATTGGTGAAGTGGATGTTGCTGGCTACGCAGCTCCTGATATTACAATTCTGTCAGAGCATCTGACTGAAGGGGGCATAAAAGAGTTTGCGTACCAACAAGAGCCTGAAAGCATTATCTGGGCGCGCCGCACTGACGGCACTTTGCTTGGTCTGACTTACCGCCGTGAGGAAGAAATTGTTGCTTGGCACAAACATATTATAGGCGGGGCGTTTGGCGGCGGTCAGGCTAAAGTTGAAAGCATCGTTACCTTGCCGACAGATAGCGGTGAAGATGAGCTTTACATGATCGTGAAGCGGACAATCAACGGCGTGACCAAACAATATGTTGAGGTAATGAAAACATTTGGCTTTGGTAGCGACACTACTGCGGCTTTCTTTGTTGACAGCGGCTTGGTTTACTCCGGCTCTGCAACCACAACTCTTTCTGGCTTGTATCACTTAGAGGGCGAAGAGCTTTCAATATTAGCCAACGGCGCCACACATGCTGACAAGACAGTTTCAGGCGGCGGGGTGACGTTAGACTTTTCCGCCACAACGGGTGCTGTTGGGTTTGGTTACACAAGTGAAATGCAAACATTAAGATTGGAGTCTGGGTCGCAAGATGGAACCTCCCAGGGCAAACCAAAGCGCATTCACGACATCACTGTGCGGTTTCACGAGACAGTTGGTGCGGAGGTGGGTAGCGACTCGGCAAGTGCCGATAGAATATTTTTCAGAGACAGCTCTATGAATATGGACGAAGCTGTGCCATTATTTACAGGAGACAAAGAAATCGAGTTTGAAGGCGGTTTCGTTGAAGGTGATCGCATTTATGTGCGGCAATCACAGCCCCTACCAATGACTGTTCTGGCGCTTTATCCGCGCATGAACACATTTGATTTGTGAGGTGATTGAGTATGTTTGATTTTCTTACATTAGGCGCAACTATAATTGGTGGCCTAAGTGAAAAACGCGCAGCGGACAATGCCGCAGCGGCTGCAAAACGTGTTGGAGAATTTAACGCTGGATTGATAGAGCGTGATATTGGATTGCTGGAAAGCCAGCGAGAAATTATAAATACAAACGCTGTTATGCAAGAGCGGGTTGATCGGTTCCGTTTCGCTGAAAGTCAAGGTTCTGTTGTCACGCAATATAGCGGAGCTGGCATAGACGTTTCTGTTGGGACTCCATTAAGGGTTCTCAGACAAAACGCTAGAGAGTTTGAGTACGATCAAGCTGTTATTGATTTTAACAACGAAGTCACTAATCAGCAAATTAACGATTCTCAAGAAAACGCTAGATTAAGTGCGCAGCTTTCCAGAATGGAAGGTGGGGCGCAGGCTGCTGGACTGCGCGCTCAAGGCACATCAAGTTTAATTAGCAGTTTTGGGAAGGCGGCTGACTTTGCTGATACTTCTGGAATGTTTGACTAGGTTGGGCTAATTAAAATGAGAATACCAGTTTACAAGTCGCAGGCCCAGAGAACTTCTGAAGCCCCTGGCGCGCGCATTACTGCTCGAATGAGCGCACAACCATTTGTTCAGGCCGAGCTGGCAAAGGGCGGTGTGCTTACAGCGGCTTCGCAGGCGGTTGGGGAGTATGCAAACACACGTTACAAAATGCTTGTTGAAACGAAAAAGAATGAAGCAATATTTTCTGCTAAAGAGGCCTTGATGGGCCTGTCCAGTGAGCTTGAAAAAAGCACAGATATTGGAAATGTTTTTGACGGCGAAATGAAATATGAACGCGGTGTTCGAAGTGTTTACGAGCAATTACGATCAGCCGTTGGTAAAAACAAATACGCGCTGCAAGATTTTGACAGCAGCTTTAAGCAAATGGAAATACCTATTAAGTTTCGATTGCGCGAAGTTATTGATCTTAAAATAGAAAAGCGCAGGCAGGCTGCTATAAAAGCTAGGCAAGATCAGCAGGTTTCGCTTCTTTCCAATCCATACTTGGATATAACATCTGATGAGCTAGCTATGGAGCAGGCTGGATTAGAGGCAATGCACCAGCAGGCTGTTAAGAACGGGGGCGTCAATCCGAATCTTTTGGCCAATGCCGGCCAGAAGGTTCTGTCAGACGCTTTGAAAAATTTAATACCTGCGTATGCCGGCAACGACATAAGTCGTGCAATTGGACTTTCATCGGTTCTTAATCAAATTGATATGGTTCGGAATGGCAAACTAGATAAAACACAAATGTCTGGAATCTCTGGGGTGCCAGCTCATGTCTTAAATATGTTAATGGCTGTGCCGGCTGAAGAAGCCTATGCAGTTGTGCAAGATACGATACAAATGGCCTCAACATTCTTTACCGCTCAAGAAAAAATAGACGATGAGCGCGAAGAGGAAATAGGTAAATCAAACACAAAGGCTTTCAATCTTGTTGTTTCCCTAAACAGCACAGACACTGTTTCCGAGGCTACGCTGATGCAAGTCTTAGATCCTATTGATATGAAGACACTTTACGATAATTTTGGAGCCGGCTTTGGCAGCTTGTCGGGATCAGAAGCTCAAGTGGTTTTATATGAAGGGCTAAAGCGCCAAATGTGGGCCAGCCCTGCGCAGCAAGAAGCGATGGAAAATGCTATGTCAGTTTCTGATGCAACTCCTATTTTTAGACCTGCTGGCAAAGGTAGTGAATTTGTTCATAGTGAGCTTTACGGACAAGCTGAAGCTGGCATGCTTACAATTGGATTTCTTAATGCAAATAAAAGTCTTTTAGACGCAGGACAATACAATGCATTGCGGACAAAAATGTCAAATGAGGCTGACGAGGGACTTGCTGTAGGTTCAAAGCTGCTTTCTTTGCATTTCCGTTATAATGCCGAAATGGCAATTGGAAGAGATGACAGGCTTGCTCAGGCATCTAAAACAGCTTTTGAGCAAGCTGACTTTTCTTTGAGGGATGAGTTTAGCCGAAGAGAAGCGGAAGGCGACCCCATGACGCTAGCGGAAATTCGTCAGTTTGCTATGAAAAAAAGAGATGAGTTTGACGTTATCTATAGGGAAGAATTAAGGTCTGAGTATTTATCTTTTCTTGAAGGCACAAATTTGGCGGGATTTACTCCAGACATTAATGACCCTTTTGGCTCCGTAGATGCTTGGTACAACAGTTTAAACGCAGAAGGCCAAACTAGATCTGCAAACCCTTATTTTGTTTTTAAATCAGCTCTAAGATCTAGGTTCGCTAATCAAGGATTGTTCGATTAATGGCAGATTTACTAGGAAATGACACCGACTACGAAATGGAAAAATACCTTGAGGCTAACCTTATTTCCGAGGCTGGCATCAACCCTGCTATTGAAAAGAACAAGAAGAGCGTCTTTAACACCGAGACCAATACGCACGACATCCTTCTGCCCATGTCCCAAGGCGGGTACATAAAGATTGGTGAAGAGGGCGAAACGGTAGACCCTCCAAGATCTATACTGATCGAAGGCATGGAGTTTGGCCCCGAGACACCTGAGTTTCAGAGATACTATCCAGCGCCGCAGCCAGAGGTTATGGGGACAGCTCCTGCTTCTCTTGTGGCGCCGACAACGGAATCTGCCCCAATAGAGGGCGCTGTTTCTTTTGCCAATGAGCGCAAAGCAGCCACCGGCGCCATGCCAACTATGGAAGACTTTGACGCTGCCGGCTACACACCTGACGTTGTAGAAGCTGCCGGCCTTATGGGGCCGCAGGAAGACTTAACTTTGTCTCCAGATGAAATAACCCAAAAGCTATCAAGCGGAGAGCCGCTCCTTGTATTTGGTGAGGGCGATCCTACGCTAAGGCAGGCAGGGTCTAATTTTACTAAAGAAATGGTTCCTGTTGTAGCTGACTTTGTGACGTTTACTTCGATTGAAGGTTTGCGCGCAGATTTGCTAGAGCAGCAGGGAATAAGCGCAAGTGTTATTGAGCAAGCTGCACAAATTAGAGCTTCTGCCTTGGAAGGTGGTGATCCTAGTGCCGTTCAAGCGGCTGACCAAAAGGCCAGACAGCTAATAGAGCAAGACGCAGCGCAGCGTAATGCTTCAATAGATTTCGGCGTTATTGACCAGGCTATTGAAGAAAGAAAAAACAGTTTTAAAGATATGGCTAGTGTGACCAGCAACGCATTGTTTGGCACGGGAGAAACAAACCCTTTAGGGGTAGGCGTTCTTGACTTTGTTACCGGTGGTATTATGGACATCCAAGAAGGGTATAGGATGTTTAACTATGGGAACTTTGGCAAGCCTGTCAGCCCCTTTTATGCCACAACGGGTTTAGCACTTGACGCCGCATCTTCTGCCGCCTCTGCATTTGGGTCAGACAATGTTTTGCCTAGAAGCGGCGAAAGGTTAATGGGCTTGGGCCTTATGGCAGCAGGCGCGACTGAAGCCGCTGGCCTTGGTTTTTTTATTAAAAAAGGCCTAAAGTTTCTACAGCCTTATTTAATTAAAGCAGGCGCAGAGGCCGAGCAGCGCATAGCGCAAGAAGGCTCGACAATGTTTAGCAATCCTGTTGGGCCTATAGTAGATCGCGGCCTTGCTGCGGCTGGTAAGCTGGTTGCGCCGCAAACTCCTGATGCTGCATTTTACGTTGCGGCCAGAGAGGGTGGTGAGCAAAACGCTAGCGCAGCAAACCGAGTTTCGGAAATTGCTCAAGCCAGAGGCGGGTCTAAGCCAAAAGTTGAAGACCTTGTTCAGTTTTTTGAAGAGAAACACGTTGAGATTCATGGCCGGCAGCTAGATCCAAATGTAGAAAAGGATTTTGATTTAGCGGTAACTGCTGCGGCAGAAGAAGTCGCTTACCAAATGGAGCAGGCCACAAGTGGTCGCGGGTGGTATGATGCGGATGTTAAGAAAACATTTGAGACACTAGCGCAGACTCCAGGCCTTGAGGCATTGGCTAATGATGAAACACTGCGTGTGATTTGGTCAGCGTTTGCTGCGCCTACATCGATCGGCAACAAAGTCAATAACAATACAAAAGCGGCAACGGCAGCATTTTTGCAATTCTTAAAAACTGGAAAGGTTCCAGTAGATCCACCGCAGCCGGGTGCTGTTACTGAGGGAATACCTGGCGCTGGATGGGGGATGAAACAAAAGTCTGTTGCGTCTGGCATGAAAGTTATTGCGCATTTGATTGAGACTAAAGGCCCAGAAGGATTTGCTGATTGGTGGCTGTCTTCTCACACATTAAAAGAATTGACAGACTTGCGCAAAGCCGCAGGACTTGGCGGTGGCCCCAGTGGGCTTAGTGGTGGAAAAGACAGCCTGCATTTAGGCGCCATGATTTTAGGCGACAAGACAGGCCGGTTCTCACTAAATATTAACGGTTACCAAGGCACTACAAAAGACATGTGGTTTGCCCGTTCCTACAACAGGCACTTTGGCAACATGCGCAATCCTGATGGCTCAATTACGGGTGGCCCTCGCAACCAATCTGAGCGCAGGCGCATGGAAGAATTTACGTCAAGGTTGATTGACAAGCTTGGCGGTGACGGCCTATCTGAGCAGGACACTCAGGCAATCCTGTGGTTCTATGAACAAAACCTATTTACTGACTTAGGCGTAGTTTCTCGCCCAGGGTCATTTTCTGAAGCAGCGGAGGGAATATCAAGTGGATTACGATCAGGAGTTCGAGCAGGCGATGAAGCTCAAGTTGCAAATGAATCGGCAGGCGAAAGCGTCCTCACAGGGTTCAGAAGCATCAGCAACCCTAAGCGCACCATACGATCGCAGCGCAGAGGTACAGGCCTTGATCGCGAAGCATCCGGGCCTTACAGCAGAGGAAGCGGAACAGGGTCTAAGGGAACTGGGCTTTTAAGCCTAGATCCTGACGAGAAACTTCAACAGATTTATGGTGAGGCAGGGCTATCCCTGCCCAGAATAAATGAAGTTTCTGCTGCAACATCCGCCTCTCAATATAATTCTGAAATGACCAATGCAATGTCGGTTCATAAATTTGGGGCGCAAGTCGAAATTAAGTCGGCAGAAGAGCTGTCCGGTGCGCGTTTGTTTAGAACAGAAAGCGGAAGCGGCTTTGCAATTAAGCCAGATGGAGACATTGTAGCAGTCTTCCAATCCACCAATGAAACCGGCAGCGTTGGGTACTCAATGATACAGGCCGCAGTCGAGGCTGGAGGCCGTAAGCTTGACGCATTCGACACATTCCTGCCTGGAATATATGAAACTGCTGGATTTAGACCTGTTGCAAGGTTGCCTTGGAATGATGAGTTTGCTCCTCCAGGTTGGGATAAAGACACATTTAAGCGTTTCAACAATGGCGAACCTGATGTAGTATTCTATGTGTACGATCCAAAATATTTTGGAGGGGCAACTGATGTGCCAAGGTTTACGGACTACGATGAAGCGGTTGCGGCGCAAGACGCAGAGCTAGCTCGGCTAGGAGAATAATAAATGGCATTTGATCCAAACAAAGTGGCACAAGAGCAAGAAGCCAAGCAGCGCATCACTGCGGTTGGTCAGCCAACTGAGTTTGCCCAAGGCCCAGAGCAAGAAGGTGTGCAGGTCGCAGGAGTTGGCGAGTTGTTCAAACTTCTTAACAAGCTTGATCCAAGTGTGCGTCCTACGCCGCCTAAGCCTAAGCCTGTTGGCCCTGAAGCCGCGCGTGTGATGACGCCTGACGAAATTGCGGCAACGCCGGCGTTTGATCCAACTGTCGCCCCTCGCATGCCAACTCCGCAAGAAGCAGGCTTAGTTCCAGATCAGGGTGCTTTTTCGGAAAGCGCAACCAAGCGCGCCTTAGCCGGCCAAGTTCTTAGCCCAGAAGGCGTGGCAAAGTTTGAAGAGCGAGGCCTCAAAGCGCCTGGGATTGGTGAAGAGGCGCCAACAAATGTGCTGCAAGACGCGCAAACTGCTTTGGCTGATGACGCTGCCGAGGCAGAGCTGGCAGCAACTAATGTTGCTAAGGATGCTCAAGCAGCTCTTAATGCAGAGGTTAGAGGCTTTAAGCCCGAAACAGGCACTGCTTCTGATGAGGCCGCCCAAGCAGTTCTAAGTCGCCTTGATGTGAAAAAGAACAATGTTAAATCCCTGCAAGATGGCGGTGACTTTAATTTTGATTACATTGACACCTCTGACGATGTCTTGGCTATAATTACGGCAATTGGTGAAAATTTTAAGGGCGAGACAGCAACCATAACAAGAGGCAAGATTTCTAATACAGAAACAGCCAGAGTTGCTGCGGGGCTGGTTGCTGATGAGATCGGCCTAACGCGCAGCCTTCTCACTCGCAGAATAGGCGAAGGCGGCATGACGGCAGAGATGTTTGTTGCATCTCGGGAGCTTCTTGTAAGAAGTGCGACGAAGCTTGAAGAGCTGGCAACGCTAATCAAAACAGGCGCTGGTGCTGATGTTCGACTAAAGTTTCGCAGGCAGCTTGCCATTCACAGCGGTATTCAATTGCAGCTCAAGGGCGCTCAGACAGAAGCGGCTCGGGCATTGCAATCATTCCAGATTCGAGTTGACGGTGAGCTAGACGCAACTCGCTTTGGCGAAGAGGCTAAAAGGCTGCTTGCGGAAAGCGGAGACGCTGGGGCCACAGATGCATTGGCTTTTGCTTTGTTAAAATCTGCAAAAGAAAATGGTTTGCAGGGCGTGAACGCTGTTGCCAATGTTGGCAAGTACGCCAAAACAAAGCAGATGGTGCATGAGGCTTATTTGGCTGGCTTGTTGTCATCACCGGCCACTCAGATGAAAAACGTGATTGGCACTACCTCTTTTATGTTGTTCCAGCTTCCAACTGAAGTGATGGCCGGCATGTATGGCAGTGTTGTCCGAGCAGCGCGCAAGCCTTTTGGCGAAGCGTATATGCCTATCAGTGAAGATCAAGTTTACATGGAAGACGCTCTTCTCCGGCTGAAAGGATGGTCGGATGCCTGGGGTGACGCAATGAAAGCGGCGTCAATTGCTTGGCGGACTGAAATGCCGTCTGGAGCAAGCAAGTTAGATATTGAAAATTACGCAGCTACTTCTGGGTCTGACAGCAGTTTCTTTGGCAGATCTCTTGATGAGCTGGGCAAGCGGATGCGGATACCATTTCGTTTGTTGCTTTCGGCAGATGAGTTTACGAAAACCATTTCTCAACGTGGTGAGTTTTACACATCTATAAACAGGCGCTATCAACACGCATTGCGCAAAGGAATGACCGAACAAGAGGCTTTGGATGAGGCCGGCATGATGCTGCTCGATCCAGGCTCTGTTGCAGACGATTTAAATTACAAGGCAAAATTTGATACGCTGCAATCTGATCTAGGAACTTTCGGTGAGGTTGCTGGAAAATTGCAGCGCACACTGCTTGGCCGGTTTATCATGCCATTCGTTACAGCTCCAACGAATGCGTTGCTGCGCACAATGGAATATGTCCCAGGCATGCCTACCAAATCCATAACAGACTTGCGTGGCAAGAACGGGCCTCGCGCGAATCAGCTTGCCGCTGGCAGATACATTGTTGGAAGTGCGGTTATGTTTCAGACATCACAATACGCACAGGATGGCCGCATCACCGGCGGCATGCCAAGCGATCAAAAGTCTCGGGACGCCTTGCCGCCTGGATGGCAACCTTACAGCTTTGTCTTAAAGGGCGAAGGGTTCCCAGAGGATATGCCGCTTTACGATCCTTTCGGCGCTCCAAATGGCCCTTTAATGTATGTAAGCTTCCAAGGGTTTGAGCCTGTTGGCGGGTTACTCGCAATTACGGCTGACGCTGTTCAAAGAGCAAACATGACAAGCGATCCTGAGTTGCAGCAAAACTATTTGCAGGCAGCGGTTTTATCGACAATAGATTATTATAAAGAACTGCCCATGTTGCAAGGGATTGCTGATGTGACTGCGTTTATGGATGGTTATGATGCGGCTAAGATTTCACGCAGCTACGCAGAAAGCGCAAGCCCAATTGGCGTTCCAAACCCACTCAGCTCATTGCAGCGCATGTTTGCTCGCCTTGCTGATCCGACAAGGGTTAAGCCAAGAGAAGACATTGAATATTATACAATTGAAGATGTAACAAAGACTGTCATTGACGAAGATGGAAACGAATCTTTTGCATACCCGCTTGCAGACGGGACGCCAAACTACGCTATTGTCGGCACACCCAAGGGCGATTTGGGAACAAAGTTTCGTGAATACGTTACAGAGATTAGCGCGCTACAATCCAAGGACAGCTTCATTCGGGATGAGCAAGACTTAAACGCTGTTGTCTATGATACACTAGGCAACGCAAAAGGATCGGACGAATTTAGCTTTGCTGCAAACCCAGGCGCCGCGTTGTTTAGCAACATATCAGGCCTTCGATTAAAGCGCGGCGATGAGCTGGAAGACTATGAAAAAGAGCTTATTCGATTGCAGCGCATAACAAACAAGTGGCCTTTGACCAACCCACAGAAAATGGGCCAGATCAAACTTAGCTACGGCATGCAATCCGATTTAGTTAATTTGGCAAAAAATGAAATCACACTTAACAGGCCAGGGTTCGGAGTATTAGATTTCAGGCAAACAATCATGGCTTTTACTGGATCTAGAGAATATCAAGGCCTTCCAGATAAAGTAAAAGTAAACGAGCTTCGTAAAATAAACCAGAATTTTATAGAGGCGGGTTTCCTAGCGTTGCTTGAAAACCCAAAATATGCAAACATGCGGCAAGCATATCAGCAGGTTGAACAGCTTAAAGAAAGTGGTAAACGATGACGGTATCAAACAGCACAAACCGGGTAAGCTACAGTGGTAACGGAACCCTTACAACTTTTGCCTATAGCTTTAAAATTTTTGACCAAGATGATCTAACGGTTATTCTTCGAGCTAGCAACGGCACAGAAACCGTGCAAACAATTACAACCAATTACACTGTTACAGGTGTTGGGTCTGCAAGCGGCGGCAACGTAGTGTTTGGCACGGCGCCGGCCTCTGGCGTTACTGTTGTTATCTTGCGCGAAATGGACTTAGAGCAAGGTCTAGATTTAGTTGCTAACGATCCATTTCCTGCTGGATCACTAGAAGACAGCTTAGACAAATTGACGTTTATGGTGCAACAACACGATGAACAGCTAGGCCGAGCAATCAAGGCTTCTCGAACAAACGTGCTTTCTGGTTCTGAGTTTGTAATCTCTGCGTCTGATAGGGCAAACAAGGTCTTTTCGTTTGACGGTTCTGGTGATCTGGCTGTTACTCAAGAGCTTGGCACTTTCCAAGGTGATTGGGCCACGGCAACTGCCTATGTTGTTCGGGACATTGTAAAAGATACAAGCACTAACAACATTTTTATTGTAAACACTGCGCACACATCTAGTGGCGCACAGCCACTCACGACCAATGCCAACAGCGCAAAATATGACTTAATTGTTGATGCAGCATCGGCAGCGACATCTGCCACAAATGCGGCAGCAAGCGAAACAGCATCTCAAACTGCACAGACGGCATCGGAAGCCGCTAAGGCAGCGGCAGAAACTGCGCAGGCAGCAGCAGAAACCGCAGAGACCAACGCCGAAACCGCCGAGGCTAATGCGGAAACAGCGCAAGCAGCAGCGGAAGCCGCGCAGTCTTCTGCTGAAACTGTATACGATAACTTTGATGATCGTTATTTAGGATCTAAATCTAGTGACCCTACGCTAGATAACGATGGTGATGCTTTAATTGACGGCGCGCTTTATTTCGACACAACAAATAATGTAACAAAGGTGTATGACCTTGGCACAACTTCTTGGCTGCGCACTACACCAACAACATCCGATCAGACCAAGATTAATACTGTTAGCGGAATCCAGGCGAACGTAAATACGGTTGCGGGTGTTAGCAGTGACGTAACAACCGTTGCAGGAGTAAGCGCAAATGTAACTACTGTTGCGACAGACATTGCCAATGTAAATACAAACGCAACAAACATTACGTCGATCAATACTAACGCAACCAACATTACTGACATCCAGAATGCAAACGCAAATGCTGCATCGGCTTTGGCCAGTAAGAATGCTGCTGAAACTGCGGAGACCAATGCTGAAACCGCAGAGACTAATGCCGAAACCGCTGAGACCAACGCCGCTGCTAGTGCATCTTCTGCATCTGCAAGCGCATCTAGCGCATCGACAAGTTCGTCCACAGCCACCACGCAGGCTGGCGTTGCAACGACAAAAGCTGGAGAGGCGGCAACATCCGCAACTGCAAGCGCAAACTCTGCCACGGCATCTGAAGCCGCAAAGGATGCGGCGCTTGCTGCTCTGGATAACTTTGATGACAGGTATTTGGGTGCCAAGGCGTCCGATCCTACAGTAGATAATGACGGTAACGCATTGGTTTCCGGGGCGCTTTACTTTAATACCACAGACGATGTAATGAAGGTCTATGAGGGAAGCCAGTGGGTTGCTGCTTACGCTTCTCTCTCAGGCGCTTTGCTTGTTGCTAACAACCTGTCTGATTTGGCCTCTGCTTCTGCTGGCCGCACAAACCTCGGACTTGGCACAGCAGCCACCGCCGCAGCCACAGACTTTGTTGCGGTCACTGGCGATAGCATGACGGGTAATCTGTCCTTCGGCGACAACGACAAAGCCATCTTTGGTGCTGGGTCTGATTTGCAGATTTACCATGATGGGGATAATAGTCGTATAACCGAAAGCGGGACTGGAAACTTAAAGCTCCAAGCGGATAATTTCTATGTTTTAAACGCAGCAGGTAATGCAACTTCATTTGAGTCTGTTGCAGGTGTAGCGACACTATTTTATAGCAATAGCCCCAAACTCGCCACCACCAGTAGCGGGTGTGACATCAATGGGACTTTGACCAGTGATGGGCTGACACTATCAAATGCTGATGCCCCTACAATTGAAGTAACAGACACTACAAACACAACAACCACTGTACTTAAATCTGGGAATAATACAGGTGTTATTGGAACAACAACTGCTCACGACTTAGACATTCGTAGTAATAACACAGATAGACTTACTGTCTTATCCAACGGCGACATCAGCTTCTACGAGGACACAGGCACCACGCCAAAGTTTTTCTGGGACAGTAGTGCGGAGGGACTTTCAATAAGAACCACAAGCAACCCTAACAGTTCACCTTTATATATAAGATGTGCGACTGATGATAATATCCGTATACAGCAAGAAACACATGCAGCCATTCAAGCGGTAAATGATGCGGCTAATGCTTTTACTGAATTAAAATTAGATGGCTCAACTTTACTATTAAATTCACAGTCTGGCGGTAACTTACTGGTGGGTAAGACGAGTACATCTTCAACCACGGCTGGTGGCAATATTTTTGGTGGGCTAGGCAGCTTTGTTCGTGATGGCAATACTCCGCTTTCTTTAAATCGCAGAACAAATGACGGAGAAATAGTTTCGTTCGCAGCGCAAGATAGTGTTGTGGGAAGTATTGGGAACGCATCTACTAACCTTATCGTTGAAGCAACATCATCAAACAGGTCAGGTTTAAGTTTTGGCGGAAGCATTACGCCAAGACGTGGTGGCGCAAACTCTGACAGTGCAGTTGATCTAGGAACAGGCTCATACCGCTTCAAAGACCTCTACCTGTCTGGCACAGCTAACGCAGCCAACTTCAACACCACTTCAGACGCCACACTCAAGACCAACGTAGAGACACTCAGCGGCTCTCTGGACGCCGTTACGTCCCTGCGTGGTGTCTCATTCGATTGGCTGGAGAACGGTGGATCAGAGATAGGTGTCATTGCTCAGGAAGTAGAAGCTGTACTGCCAGATGTAGTCAGCACCAATGACGAAGGCATCAAGTCGGTCAAGTATGGCAACATGGTGGCCGTGCTTATCGAAGCAATCAAAGAACAACAGCTTCGCATTGAAGCATTAGAAGCTAAACTAGGAGACTAAACATGGCTGTAACTTACACATGGACTATCGCAGAACTTGAGCGCAACACCGCAGATGGTGGCGTGACAGTATCGCACTGGCGCTGTGAGGGCGTTGATGGAGAGGCCACAGCTTCCTCATACGGGACAACCTCATGGACACCTGACGCATCTGCCTCTGACTTCATTGCATTTGCTGACTTAACGCAAGACGCTGTGCTTGCTTGGGTCTGGAACACTGTGGTTCGCGCTGACATCGAACAGGCGATTGCAGACAAGATCAACGCTGAGTTGAACCCGACTACGACTGCCGGGGTTCCTTGGTAATCTAAAAGCTAATAGTGGAAGGACACGAAGATGGCGATTAAGGTGAACGGCACAACCGTTATTGATGACAGCAGAAACCTTGTAAACATTGCGAGTGGTGCTGGAGGTGGTTTTTGGAAGTTTATATCAGAAACAAACGTAACAAGTTCGGTTTCACAGGTTGAAATTTCTTTGCCAACTGGATACGATGTATATAGGTTAATAGTTAAAGACCCCTTTTTTAATAGGGCTACTGGCACTTATGTTACTGGGCAGTGTTATCTTTCCACAAACAATGGCTCTTCTTATTCTACACAGTATTATCGACAAGATGGTTCATCAAGAAGTTCTATAACGTGGTACGAAAGCTTTAAGCCTGACGCAACCAATCAATCGACCAGTAAGCTTCATGCTTATTTTGACTTTCATCTCAAAATGAACGACAGCAATGGGCCTTTTATAATGACAGCCTTTAACTCTTGGAAGGTGCCTTGGAACAACGCACTTTCGATAAGCCAGATTCAGACCAACAGTGAGGAGTTTTCGCACTATTGGTTAGAGTCTTTTACTAACAGGGTTAACAAAATAAAGTTTGATGGAAATAGCACTAACACCATTAACCAAGGAGACTTTATTTTGTATGGCGCAAATGACATTGGATAAAAGGAACTTATGATGACTTACTATAAAATAGTAGATGGAGAGAAAATTCGTCTTACAGAAGACGAAACACAAGAGTTTCTTGCTAAAACTTCTGATAGCAGCTTTGACGCCCAAAGTATGCGAAGAATGAGAGACCAACTTATATCAGAAACAGACTGGTGGGCTACATCCGACCGCACGATGACCGCAGAGCAGACAGCATATCGTCAGGCTCTCCGTGACATCACAGATCAGTCTGGCTTTCCAATTGACATCACATGGCCCACGAAGCCAGAGTAGAGAATGGTAATGAACAAACGTACAATAGCATCTGCGCATGATCGCATTGATAGCCTTGAGAAAGAAATTATCGCTATCAAGACAGAAGTTAAGATCCAATTCAAAGATCTGTTCAGCCGCGTTAAGCGCATGGAAGGTATCATGATTGCAACCACAGGTTCTATCATTGCACTCTTGCTTGCAGTCCTGACGAAGATGGGATGAGGTTTCTTTTAGCTATAGCCATTGCGCTTGCAGGAAGTGCCGCGACTGCGCAAGACAGTGACGTAGTGAAGAGCGAAAGTACGGTCACAAGCAGCGGTACAATGGACACAACGGTCAATTCGCCGCCGCCCTCTGCTATCTCCCCACAAATTAGCGCGAGCAACAGCGATCTTTGCACTGTTGGCGTGGCTGGCGCAGTCCAGACACAGATACTAGGCATTTCTGCTGGCCGCACTGTGCGCGACATGAACTGCGAAAAACTGAAGAACGCCAAAACCATGTACGACATGGGCATGAAAGTGGCGGCGGTGTCTGTGATGTGCCAAGATGAGCGTGTGTTTGACGCGATGATGAACGCTGGAACCCCATGCCCTAAGGATGGATTGATTGGCGATGCGGCTAAAACCGCTTGGGAGATGGAAGCCAACAAAGACCCTGCGCCAGAAATGCAACGTGGGGCTATAGAAGGTTTGATTGATGCACAAGACTCCAAAACTATTGGGATCGGCGCTGTGCTCGGCGCTCTGGGCCTCCTGCTGCTACTCTGATCCCTATGTGTTTGGGGTCACAGGCAATGCCGCTGCAAGCGGTCTGTCTTGGTCCATGGGGTCGGTGCTTCCTTCACAAGATGGCCTAGACGTAAACGGCCTCATCTACAGATACAGCACGGTTAAAAACGCCGACGATGCAATGAAGGTGCATATTCGCAACGGCAATGCCGATGGCACGGGCTACACGTTTAGCGAGACGGATGATTGGTCAGGTGTCCCCGGCAACACAATCACCAAACAGTTTTCCTTGCCTTACGTCCCGGCGGCTCTTTGGGGCGATGGCTCAATTGATGTCGAAGGTACAGGCGAAGTGATCGACCCTGTTGTGATTTACAGTTACCGCTTCGATCCCTGCTACGACCCGCAGCTAGACCCAAACTGTCCAAACTACGTCAAACCTGCGCCGCCTGTCATTGAGGTTGAGGTATATGATGCGCTGGAAGATGAAACGGTAGCCGAGATTTTAGAAGACGAGACCGAATTTAAATATGATGCGGATGGTAATCTAATTATGGAAGAGGATGAAGAGGAAGAGGAGACACGCCTGGAGATGGGCCTCATGGCCTCGGCTAATGCGCTGACTCTTACTCAAGCTCAAGGTCAATCTGATCTAATAAACCAGATCAATTTGCAAACCAATATCGCCATGTATTATAGTACAAGCATAGGAGGGGGAGCTTATGGGGATGTCAATATTTTGACAGAGGTTGATTTGCCAGATAACAAAAAGGCACTGAGGAACAACTTGGCCCAACAATTGCTTCACGAGCAAATGGTGCAAAGCCAGTATGGAGATTGACATGAAATATTTGACCCTTGTTCTGTCTTGTGCAGCGATTCCGGCACTTGCAAACAACGTGAACATCAACGGCACGGTTGAGGCTCGCTGCGTTATCACAACGGATACTGTCGGTGTGTACGGCAACCCTACGGCGGACAAGCTGACCACCGCCGCTGCTAGTGCAGGCGTTGTGCCTGTTGTTCGCTATGATGTGGCGTTGGCCGACTATTACACCGCAAAGATTACACACCCTACCTCGTTTAGCTCGTCACCCACACTTAATGACACTGTGACTTGGACCGGATCAACCTCAGTCCACCAAACCTCTGTTTCGGGCATGTCAGCTTACGAATCAGCAAAAACAGTTGTGGGCAGCACCACAAACTTCAGTCTAACTCTTGCGGGATCAACTTGGTTTAAGACTGAAAGCGAAGCGGTGTATGGCGTCAGCAAACCATTCCCCGGCGGCACATACACCGCCCTTGTTGTGGCAGAATGCATTGCTAATTAGAGCCTGCATATCTCTCTGTCTTGCTGCGCCAGTGGCGGCACATGATATGACACCTGCATATCCAGAGGTTCGACCCTCTCACGTTGCTGGCGTAGTTCGCGCCGATATGTCTTTGTTTAATGCTCGCAGTGATGTGAAGTATTACCAGGTCGAGGTATTTGATGAGGCTTGGGGAAACATAAAATTCTCGTCACCAAACCGCATAATGAAGGTAGACCACGAAGAACGTAAAGACTTTGAAGTTTACATTCGCAAGGCTGATATGGATCGGGCAGTGTACCTCTGTACAACGTCAAAG